AATATTAAAAGATATTCCTTGCAGAATATCACAAAAATTATTAAGAGGTGTTTCACCAGGACCAATTAACAGTAGCTCGCAAGAATACAAACTCTTTGTAGGTTTGGATGTAGATATAAAACAAAATGATTTACTAAAAGTTACAAGAAAAGCAGATGGAGCTATTTATATGTTCAAAGCATCAAAACCTTTGGCATATAGCATAATAAAACACAAGGAAATAGTTTTAACTGAAGTATCTGAAAATGAGGTGGATTATGGAGCTTAAAGGTTTTAAAGAGTTTGACAAAATTCTTGATGAAATAAAAACAAAAGCTCCAAAATCTACTGAAAAATTTTTAATGTTACAAGCAGAAGATTTAAAAAAAGATGTTAAGAATTTAACACCCGTTGATACTGGGACCTTAAAGAATTCTTGGCAAAGAGAAAATGGAAAGAGATTAACTGGAAAAGCATTCTCTCAAATTGTGTTTAATATGACAAATTACAGCCATTTTGTTGAGTATGGCCATAGAATCGGAAGAAACAAAACTAAATTTGTTAGAGGTAGATTTATGCTAAGAACAGCAGTAGCTATGAGACAAATTAAATTCTATAAAGATTTAAAAAATTTTTATGGAGGATTGATAAAGAAATGAAATGGGTAGATATAAGGAATGCATTAAATAAGATTATTTCTGAAAAGTTAAAAGTAAACCCATATAGTGAGGATATAGATAATGTTAAAAAGCCTTGCTTTTATATTGATTTAGTTAGCTATAAAAAAGAATTTAATTCTGAATATAGAGAATTAAAAACTATAGATATTGATGTTATCTATTTTCCAAAAACTAATGGGAAACTTACTAATGCAGAGATATTAGAGAATTTAGAAAACTTAGATAATGCTCTGGAAATAGAAGGTAAAAAGGTTTTACATGTACTAGATAGATTCCTGACACTAAGAAATACAGATATAAAAATTGTGGATAGAGTTGGTCATTATGTGTTTACTTTAAGTCTATACGATTTATATGGAAAACCTTACGATTATGAACTTATGAAAGATTTAGAATTGAGATTTAAAGAAGGAGGTAGCAATTAATGGGAAATGAAGTAGGACAAATAAAAGCTAGTCCAAACATTAATATAGAGTTTAAAACTCTTGCAACAACTGCTATACAAAGAAGTGAAAGAGGTATAGTTTGCTTAATATTAAAAGATACTAAGAAAACTATTAAATGGAACACTCTAAAAACAATAGCTGATTTGAAAGAAAAAGAGTGGGATGCTAAGAATGTTAAGTACATTAAATTAGCAATGCACTATGGGGCTAAGAAAATTTTAATAAGAGTGTTGCAAACTGGGGAAAATATAGATGATGTTCTAGGTGAATTTAAAGAAAGAAAAATGCACTGGTTATCTTATCCAGGAGCAGAGCAAGCAGATGACCAAAAACTTGTAACTTGGGTTAAACAAGTATTTGGAAATGATGGAGCAATAGGAAAAACTGTTAAATATGTGTCAAGCTTTGCAAATAATACAGACCATGTGGCTATTGTGGAATTAGGAAATACTGGAACTTATAAATCTATATATGGAGAATTTACAGCACAAGAATACACTGCAGCAATAGCAGGACTTATAGCAGGAATGCCTATTAATCGTTCTGCAGATAACTTTGTTATGAGTGATTTGACTGAAGTAGATTATTTTGAACCTAAACTTGGCAAATTCTCTCTATACAATGATGATGAAAAAGTTAGAGTTAATTATGGAGTGAACTCAAAAACTACTTTTGATAGCACTTGGAAGAAAGATACAAGAAAAATCAAGATAGTTGAAGGAATGTGCTTCATAACTGATGACATAAGAGATACATTTAAAAATTATTGGTTAGGAATTTACATAAATGACTACAATAACAAAATGAATTTCTGTTCTAATGTTACAAAAGTATATTTTAAAGAAATGACTCCAAATGTCTTAAGTGGAGACTATGACAATAAAATTGAAATAGACTTAGAAGCACAAAAGAGATTAATTGTTTTAGATGGAAAAGATCCAGAAGAAATGACAGAAATGGAAATTTTAAAATATCCATCTGGAGATGATGTATTTTTAACAGGAGATGTCAGATTTGCAGATACTATGGCAAATCTTTCAATTTCAATAAAGATGTGATAGCAAATTTTAACTGTATGTGTTATAATGTAAAAAAAATAAAGGAGATGTTATTTATGGCTACTTTAAAAGATTTAGTTTTAATTAATATTAAAGATAATTCTATTTACTTTATAACAAAAACAGGTGAATTATGGAGAAAATATAATATTATTTGGAATGGTAGAAAAATTCAAAAATCTGTTAACGGCAAATTATCAGAAATTCCAAAAGAAAATGCTATTAAAGTTTTTTCAAAACTTGGGTGTTTATTGGATTTAGAAAATAATTGTTATTATAAAAAAATGAAACTAGGAAAAATAAAAACAGGGCATAAGAATTTTATTCTAACTATAAAAAAGAAAAAAATTATAGCATTAATACATAGGTTAGTAGCTGAAACGTTCATACCAAACCCTAATAATTTACCTATAGTAAATCATTTAGATTCTAATCCTGAAAACAATAATGTAGAGAATTTAGAATGGTGTACAGCAAAACGAAATGTAGAACATGCTATTGCAGCTGGCAGAATGAATTGGGAACATAAGAAAATAGAAATACTACAATACTCACCAAATGGAGATTTTTTAGCAGAGTACGAAAGTGCCGTTGAAGCAGAAGAAAAAACAGGTGCTCTTCGTTCTGTGATATGTAGAGGATTAAATAAAAATAAACTAGCTAATGGTTTTCTTTGGAGATTAAAAACATCAGAAAATTACCCTAAAAAAATAAAGGGTATTGAAAATCCAAAATATTGGAAAAGAGCGATACTAATGTTTGATATGAATGGTAATTTTATAGAAGAATTCGAATCAGCGACAGCTGTTACTAAAAAATATGGAATTAATAATGTGAGAGCTGTATTAAGAGGAACAAGAAATCATGCTGGAGGATATGTATTTAGATATAAAGATAATTAATAGGAGGTTATAATGGCAGATACAAACATAAGAGGTTATCATACTATTGCTGGTGCTCATGGTACTCTTTGGATAGACAATGAAAAAATAGCTGAATTTACAAAAGTGAATGCAAAAGTAACAGCTGACAGAAAAGATGTACAATTAGGATTATCTGTGGATAGTAAGATTGTAGCTTTAAAAGGTGAGGGTAGTGTTACTCTTGAAAAAGTATATTCAAGGGGTAAAAAGATACTTGAAAAATTAGTAAAAGGGAGAGATGTTAGAGTTAGAATAGTAACTAACCTATCTGACCCAGATACACCAGGAAAACAAGAAGAAAGAATTTCCCTTGATAATGTTTGGTTTAATTCAATAGACTTAATTAACATTACAAAAGGAGAAGTTGTTGAAGAAGAGTATCCATTTGGATTTACTCCAGAGGATCTAAAATATGAAAATGATATAAAATAGGAGGTTTAGATGTTAGTTACTGCTGAAATGCTACTTGAAAATAGTAAAAAAATAAATAATGAGGAAAGAAAAAAAGTTAAAATTCACATAAAAGAACTTAATGGAGAGATTGAGTGCGAGCTGCTAAACAAAGAAGATTACTTAGATTTAATTTTATCAAAAGAGAAAGATAAAGATTTAGAAATTATATACAATTCTTGCCCTATTTTTAGAGATGATAAACTAATAGATAGTTTAAATTGTAGATCTAAACCAACACAAGTTGTAGCAAAAGTTTTAAAAGACCCTACTATTTATAAATTAGCAGATTTTATCTTAATAGTTTCTGGCTATGGAGATAGAGATTTGGTTAGCTTAGCTGAAGAAACAAAAAACTAATTGAGAGCGACTGGAAATTAAGTACAGTCGCTCATTACTTGAATAGAGGGCATACATTGGAAGAGCTTAGGAAACTTTCTGAAAAAGATTTATTTTATATGTATCTTTTAAAAGAATAATGCTATAATATTGAATATTAAATTCATTTTAGGAGGAAAGGTTTATGAAAAAAATTTTATTGGCTTTAATGTTATTGTTTTCAGTTGTTAGTTTTGGTGTTACAA